CTGGTTGGCTGGTTTCTTATGACTTTGAGACTGTTTAGCAAGAACCTCAGGTCTAGTTTCTTTTCTACCTTTATTCCATGGCACCTTGCCTGTATTTAGAGCCTTCAGTTTGGCCAAATGCTCCAGTTCTGCTGGGGTACGGTTTTCAGGTCTAATACGAGCACTAGCAGCCTTAGACATATTGGCTTTGGCTTCCGCTGTAGCTTTCTTACCAATTTGAGCAAGGCTCATATTATGACGCATTTCTTCGGAGAACACTCGACCATCTGGCCATAATTTACGCCCTGTAAGTACCTTTGATAAATGATCTTTCATTTCTTGCGTAACTACTTGACCTTTATTAGCTTTACTGATTTTTTCACGGTGTTCTTTTGTCATCCTGAATTGCCCCTTACCGCCTGGCTTTACATTATAGCCATTAGGGGTCATAGAGTTATACTCTGCAATCCAATGAACTTCAGCAGCATCCAATTCTTCTGCAGTGCAGGTGTCTGGCAGTTCTTGAACTGCTTCGATCGTGAAATTTATTATCCCATATTTTCTTATAGCGAGATGTATGGCAAATGGTTTTTTACTATGAAGAACTCTAGTCTTATGATTGTCCCATCTTTGATGCAAAGGTTGAATTGTCTGACCCACGTAGATCTTACCGTTAATCAAATTCGTAATTTTATAAATAATCATTTTTTACTCCTGATAAGACTATATCATGACTCGATACAAATAGCAATAGGTCATTCTATTAATTATGATTATTTGGCCATTTAAAAATAAAAAGGCCCCCGGTATTTAGCCGGGAGCCTTAAAAAACCTAATGATTTTACTTACTTATTACTGAGAGAGAGATACCGTAGCATTGGCCACCGGAGCTTGGCACGTTAAATTTCCGTAGCCACCAACTGCAGTTTGCACAGCATCTTGTCCAGCGACTGGTAGACCGATCTGGTCGAACAGTCCTGGGTAGGTAATGAACATCGCCATCTTACCATTGAATCTGAGTTTCCAAGTTTTCAGGGTGATGATGAATGCCGTTTGAGCTGGGCAATTCCTGTCTTGAAGTATGGCAATTTCTCCGTTAGCCGTAGGAAGAACCAGGGCCTTGAACGAAATAGAAGCCTCTTCGTTGATCTTAGCCTTAATCATCTGATAAACACCTTGGCTGGTCAGCTGCTTCAGAAGCGACTGATAAGACGTAGGGTTGATGAAGACGAAGTCAGGGTCGCCGCACTCAGTTCCCTGAGCTGCGAGGGTGTTCACAGAGTCAATAAGAGCATCCTGAATCGACTCACTGGATCCCGTAAAACGGAGACCGGCGAGCTGAGTAGGAGATACAGACCTGTTAACATTGAAGAAACTGTCTGCGCCGCCTGGAGCCGTCGAAGGAATCCATGCGCCGAAACCAGCCATCTTCAACATATTAGCGCTGGAGAGACCATTGCTAATGAAGTTCACATCGCCGACCTGAGCCAGGTAAGGGAATGACGTAGACCAGCTAGTAGGAGTACCAGCCGCGCCACTGAAAGTAGCCGAAACAGTCACCGTACCAGCGCCCGTATCAACTGCAATCACGTACCCGGTAGCTGCACCGGTAGACTGAGTAGGAGTCTGACCAGATTTGCTAAAGCTCACGAGAGCCATACCGGGGGTGAAGTTCATTGCCGACTGAGCGCTATCAAGAGTGATAACACCAGAAGCGATCGAACCTGCACCAAGACCGTACGTACCGCGAGTACCAGAACCATCGCCGAAGAGCGACAAAGCGTAGTCATTACCAAGGGATTGGAATGCCGACTTGACGTTCAGTTCAGCAGCGGGCATGAAGGCCCCGATGGATTCAGCCGAAGCGCGAAGGAAATCGCCGGTCAGAACAAAATTCGAATAGTTCTGAACGCGAGTAACCTGAAACTCAACCGTCTGAGGAGCGGTAGAGTTAGTCTGAGCAGCTCCAAGAGCAGCCGAACGACCGCCTCCTGGATTGACCAGAGCAGGAATCGGGAAGTACTTACCGCCCATGCCTGATTCAGACTCGTCCTTGTCAATAAGTGCCAAGGCTGGATTACGATTCAGAATATACGATTTCATCACCCAAGCGTCATCGCTATAAAGTTCTTTGAGGGTAGCAACGTTTGTAGTTGCGTTGGAGGTACTGTTAGACATATTATATTATCCTTTTAGTTTTTCTTGGGCTCGTCTGTACGCTTCCTTGTAGCGTTCGGTTTCAGACATTCCCTCAAATGACTTTTGGGGGCGTTTAATTTCGCCCGTTGGAGCCATATTGTTTGTTAATGTTTTTACGCCAGACTTGAGAGGAGGTAGTTCTTTCTTCTCTTGGCTTTCCTGAGTCGGTACTTTACTCAAACTAGCCCATTTGGTTGCCTTCTCTTGGAGAAGGTCTTCAACTTCTTTCGTGGCTTGTTCCACGCTCAAATCGATATTATCGTGTTCCCAGGTATCTAGAATGTGCTGAACAACAGTTTCTTCAGCCTTCAATCCTTTAATCGTGGAATACGTCTCATCAGATCCAACTAAAGCCTTAATGGCCGTCCTTCTTTCGTTTACCGCTGCATCAAAACGCTTACTAGTATCGTCTTTTTGAGCTTTCTCCATGTTGTCCAACTTAGAGGCGAGTTTTTTAATCTCTTCCTGCTCAGGAGTACTTGCGGAGCCTTTCTCAATCAGATAATTCGTGTATTCGTTGTAATCAACAAGGGACTCAACGCCAGAATAGTCCTTGGAAGCCAACTTCGCCTTGATTGCCTTGAGTTCGGCAATCTCTTTGCGATCGGCTTCTAGGGTAGCTTCTCTAGTCTTAAGTTCTTGTTGTTGCTGACGAAACTTAGCTTCTTTACGAGCTAATGCAGCTGCGCCTGGAGACAATGTGACCGATTCTACGGAGGGGTTCTGTGATTCTTCAGAACTAGCATTGTTGGCACTAGTGTTAGGTTGGCCACTTTTTGCGGCTACTGCTGCCTGAGCGGCTTGAATTCGTCTATCTTGTGCCCTATGGTCTACTACACGTTCTTCACGCATAGTTTCTTTAGGGAGATTGGGGCCAGCAACGTTGGATCCGAGAGCTTCTACTTCATATGCCATATTATTTTCCTTCTTATGGTTTAGGTTTCTTCTAATTAACTGAACACTTGCTTAAACTTGGGCTCCTGAGGTTGGACCTACTGGCGCCTGGGGTGGGGCCGTAGGTGGTAACTGTCCCTGTTGGCCAGTCTGGGCTGTAGGGGCTGCTTGAACTGGAGGGGGAGTTGCTTGGGTCTTAAGGTTTTGTACTTGAGTAAACCAATTCCTGAGGAGCTGCATCTTATCGTCTTCTAGCTGTAAAGTGCTGTAAAGATTAATATAATTAACAACCAACGTGGTAGCCAAGTCGGACGGATCAAGAATAAAACTATCAGGAGCAATATCTGCATAATCTTTGGCACCTTGCTCAACGATCTGGTCTAAGGCATGTAGGATGCGCTCTTCCAAGGCTGCAGCCAGTTGATCTGACTGCTGAAGATCTGGGAAGTTAGATAGGCGGCGGAATTCTTGTAGAGTGATCTCATCAGCGGCCAGTTTCTCAGAGAGCTGAGCTTGGCGAGCAGATGGGTCGTTAGATAGGCTGCTCTCTTCCATACATTGAATGACGTAGGTGTCTTTGAGCTTAGAGATATGCTTAAAATCAACTTCTCGGGTGCCATCTCTACCAGGATAAACCGTGGTATAGCTTCCTTCTTCTTCAGCAATTTCTTTGGCGCAATCGATCATCATATAAGCCAGATCGATATAAATATTCTCGTAACGCTTCTCTAGAGCTGCGAAACGGGCCGACTGAAGGTCATTGGCTTCGCGGATAGCTTCACCAGAGTTAAGACCCGGCGATTTTTTAGCCTGAGCAGCCATGGCGGAGATGCCGGACATGTCATAACCATTAGAGATAAGCCATTGAATCCATTGATAAAACTCAGGGGTATTGGATTCTGCATTAATAAAGGTTGGAGGGTTACCACGACCTTTGATAATGGTACCAATACGATTATTGAAGCTAGTCTCAACGATCTTGGACAATTCGTCGATGTAGATCCTGGGAACGCCCATCAATTCGATGGCCTGAGAAGCCACGATCAGGCAGCGATAGATTTCCATCTGGGTGGGCATGAGAATTTCAGCCAGGCTTTGGGAGAACCAGCCAACAATGTTGGGGTTATAGCCGAATTTCACGAATGGGAACTTCTGTTTCTCCCATTTCTCATTCAGGATGACGCCTTCAGAACAAACCATAACGTGGCGGCCATCTTTGGCTCCTTCACTTGAAGGAAGATGCCAAGCTTCTGAGATAATGAACTGGTCTGAGGTAGTTTCGGTAGAGCGAGGGGTAGAATCAACGTTACCCTGGAGAGCACCAGCAATGATATTTAGTTTCTTAGGAAAAAGGGAAGCCATAACGGCCCTATCAACCAGTTTCATATGGATGAGAGATCTAGGGTTGCCATAATAGGCATCATTGAAGTCTGTTAGGAGTTCTGTTTCAAGGGTGCGCTCTAAACAAACCTTTTTATCTTTG